ACGTTATCTCTACCTTTTGGTCTAGGCATTAGTACCACCCCTTGCGCTGACTATGAGCCCAAGCATTACACGGAGTCGAGTACCTATGCTCGATATAGCTCAAACCCCAAAGTATCTGAGCGTATGGATTCTCGAGAAACTTCGCTTTAGCTTGTTCGCTGGCTTTTCTCATATGACGCTGCGGGATACCGTAATCGTGCGTAGGGCTAATGCTGGCAGGATTCCACCGGCTCTCTTTATGCCATAGCTTTTTTACGCATTGGAATTGACGATCATCTAAGAGGGATTCGGTAAAAGCGTGATAGGGAGCAATAGACAGAATTATGCTTAAACCCCATATATTTATTATCTTTTTATAACTACCAGTTTTTGATTTATCTTTATCTTTTCTTTTAACCAACTCCCCCCCTCCGTTGGTTCCCCCCCACCCTATACCATTAGTCAAGTCGTCCATTTACGACACTCCCATTTCTAGAATTAGACTCCCGAACGGTGCCGGGTTTGTTTCGTTTCCATACTTGAGCCGTCCGCGTATAAAGGTTATTTTGTGGTGTATCGCGTAATCGTGAAACCAAACCGTATCGGTGCGGCTAGGTAACAACATTACGACGGTTTTGGTTTTAGCCTCTTTGTGCGCTTTCGCCAGCCAATCTCGCAAACCCCGGCCGTAAGGTGGGTTTACCCACACGCTGCGTCCGTCCCAATCAGCTTCTAACCCGTTACGACGTGCCGGTTCTGCGTGATCTAAACCGAGATAACGCTCCACCTTGCGATTAGTCAAACTGGCGGCTGCGTCAAGGTCGAAGTGATATAGCTGGTTGTATTGGTCGAATAACCATTGAGGGGTAGCCCAATCGTCAGTTATAGCCGTTGCCATATATCCGCTCATTGTGTTTTCCTTTTCGGCGTGAGCGTAAAGAACGGCTCGGCTAAGGTCTCGTCGGTAATGACCACCTTAAAGCTCTCGCAAACCACGCAGTAGGACTCGCTAATACCCGGCGGTAACTCGAGGCCAGTAACTTTGGTCAGCTCGTGCGCCGTATGCCTCCTACACCGCGTACACGAGCTTTTAACGGTTGCCATAGATTCCTCCACCCTTGCGGCTATTGGACGCCTCTCCTAGCTGCCTCCCGGCTTTTAAGGGTAGCAGGGCAACTTTCTTGGTAACCCGGTCTTTGTTGCCAAAATGGGACGTTACGGGCAAGTCGGGCATATCTACCCAATCCAGACCACCCATTAAAGCTACGTCAAATTGCCATACGCCCTGAGGCGTGGAGCAGATATAAAGCGCGTCATTACGGTTGGCGTTGGCTATTTTGACTATGCGATCATATTTTGACCGCTCGATAATCAGCCGCTCGTAATGGCTAGAGCGAACCTTGAGCTCCGCGTAGAACCGAAACTCCAGCGAGTAGCAATCGTAAAAAGCGTATTGCCCACCGCTGGAGCGTAGGTCGTAGTAATAATGGCGTTTGAGCCAAAGAAAGAGATCTACCTCCGTAGGCAATCCGCGCAGAACCACGCTACGGCCTCTCCGGTCAAGTCCTCGGTTTCACCGGGCAAATAGACGGTTTTACCGCCGGTAGTAGTTTTCCATTGGTCGCAAGCGTCGCAAGCTTGGAGGCTGGGTGAGTTATTAGCGCCTACGTCAAAAGGCTTGCCGTTGATATAGAGAGTTCCCATTAGTTCCACATCGCTTCGCATTGGTCTTTACGATTCTTGCTGCTGCATACCCAACCACTATACGGTTTGCCGGTCTTGGAGCTAATTCCGCTCTTACGCTCTCTCGCCCCGTGTTTGCATTGAGGGATAGCCTCTGCGCCTAGTTCACGGGTCAGCACGTCCACCGCCTCACCTAACGTGCTCATACCCTCCGACGGGCTAGATTCCCATACATCGGCCTTAACGGCCGTGGATCGCTCCACCTTTGCCATTTCTTCACGGCTCGCTCGTTTGCCGAGTTTGGCCTGGAAGCCCGCATTAGCTAAGGCCCTTCCTATGCAGCTGGTCTCGCAGTTTTCAAGTGCGCTGGTCGCATTGACCCCACGCTCGGTAATAACCTCGCTGGCGTAGCCGGTAGTAACGATTAAGCCTTCCTCGGTGTAGAGGGTGGCCTTCATTATGTAGGCGCTGCCGGTGTCTTTGACTATCTCGGTCTGGATAGATCCGTTAGGGTGTTTCTCCCACCATTTAGCAATTCTGCTATCTACCGGCTCGTAATCGTCTAAATTAAACATCTATACGCCTCTCCCACTTTTCCCTAGCCCATTCGAGCTGATCTCTAAACGCCCAGTATCCGCTAGGCAATTCGGTAACATTTTTTAAGCAGACCTCGCAAAGATAACGCCTTTGCACCCGGCCTTTATACATTTTGTAATCAACGCGAATAGCGGCAATCCGTACCTTCTCGGTAAAGGTGCCGTCTTTGCGCTGAAAATCGTGTTTGCAATAGTCGCAGTAGATATTCCGGTCTTTGTTTTCGGTAATCACTTAGCGGCTTTTCTAATTGTTGGGTGAGCGCTGCGCCCTTTGCGGTAGCCGACTTTCTTACCTTCCTTAAAACCCCAGCTCCACGCTAATAACATTCCTAGCGCGGTAGTAATTATGCAGATAGCGGTAAGCCATATTTCGTACATTGTTCCTCCTAGTCCGAGGCCCCGGCCGAAAGGTACCGGGGCTTGACCAGTATGAGGCTAAGCGCCGACATAGGGCAACTACCGACACGCCGCTACTTTTTAAGGATCTCCAAAACCGTCTCGAGTTTGGCTTCAATACGGCTCACGCGATCACTCAAGGAAGCGCCGGAATTGGGTTTAAGCTCATTCAGGTAATGCTTCACTAGCCATTGAATGGCCATTATGAAAGCCCCGGCTATCGTGCATACCGAGACAATAAGCCCTGCCCAATCCGCGTAGGTCATTATCGCCCCAGAGGGTCTTTCGGGTTGAGATAGCGATACACGGTTGGCAATATGGCAGCTAATCCCGCGTTGAGGATTACCTTCCAATCGGTTATGCCACCCATATAACACGCTAGGCACGCTGCCGCAAAGCCCCGGAACCAGCTCCCGGCTAGTTGCATAGCGACTTTCTTAGTGTGTCTTTTCACCTTTGTAGCCTTTCCACTCGGTTAGTCCAAGTTCTTTTATCTTGGCCTTCACCCCTAGTGGCGATAGGTTAATCTCAAAGTGCATTTCGTCTGCTCGGTTTTTGTAGTCGCCACCCCAGCGTAGGCCGTACTTAGCGGCGAGCGCTCGTATCTTAGCCTCTTGCTCGTCGGTAAAGGTATTGCGCTTACCGAGAGGGTGCCTCGTGGCGTTGAGATCTACGGCCGTGCCGCTTGCGTGATTGCTTAGGTTGCCGGCGTCCTCCTGGCCTCTTATCGCTCGGTAGGCATAACCCCAATCGTCTAGGGTTTTACCTTCCAGCTTCTCGACCTCCTGATTAAACTCCGCGCAAAAGTTGATAAGCAGCGGCGCAACTTTTTTAGAGCAGCGAATCTTAATCTGGGTACCGGGGACGACGTAGGCCTCGACGCCTATGGTGCGGGGTTCGTCGGAGGCTGGCCAACCGTTTTGAGAGCTAGCCAAGTAGGGCGCTCACTTCGTCCTCGTCTAGTCCAAGTGCGCGTAGCTTGTCTGCTGCGCTGAGCCGCTTGGCAACCTTGTCTGCTTCCGCTGCCTCTTGCTCTGCTCGCTGTGCCTCAGTTGCTACACGATCAGCTTCTAGTTGAGCAATCTCGTCATCGGTCAGCTCGACTACTGTCTGCTCTCCGGTGGAGCAATCAACAATAAGTTTGGTGGGTTTCTCTGCCATATTTTCTCCTTATGAGTTCTTTATGCCGTATAGGTCAAAGCGTGAGCCGGAAGCGAAGTTTGTAGTTTGGAATATGTCAAGAGAAGTAATAGCTGCCGTGTTTGACCATAATCCGGCATTGGCAGCCATATAATAACTAGTAGTTGAGTTATTTTCTGACACCTGTGTCCAAGAGAGAACTTTGTTGGTACTTCCTGCATAATTGGGAATATAGATTTCAACGTTACAAAATGTGTTGCTAGTGGCCGTAGCGCCTGGGGCATAAAAATTAAAATCGGTGTCGGAAGCAGAACCAGCAGAGCCATCCTGATTATACAATTCTCTTACTGTGTCGTTTGTCGTGCTGCCGTTTGGTCTGATTCGGCAAACTCCATAATTTGTGCTAGGTGTAATCCGTGCTGAAATTACAACTAATAAATCTGTATAAGTTGAAGGAATAGCACTAAAAGTAATTGTTTGTTGTGTTCCCGTCAGAACTGTTTTAGCAATAGCGACATAAGTAGGAGTTGGCATATTAGGCCGCCTTTATTCCGTAGAGGGTAAACATAGTACCCGCGCTGAAATTACCGCTGGCTAGACTTAAAGTAATTGAAGAAATAGCTGCGGTATTATTCCATAACCAAACAAAGCGGTTTACTGCTCCTGAACCATTTTGATCATTTGCTCCCATACCCAGAACAGTTTTCTTTGTTGATCCACCATAAGAGAAAAAGTCCAAAGAACCATACATAGGTATTGTGGTGCTAGTGCCTGAAGTATTCCACTCCCCAAAATACATAGAATCATTACTAAATCTATTAGATACTGCACTTGCTCCGGTTCCCCTCAACTGCGTTACCGAATAATTGACGCCCGTATCGCCGTTCACGCGGCATAAAATACCCTGTCCGGCAACAGTTGTGATTGCTTGTCCTACTAATCTAATATCAGTATAAGAACCCAAACTATTAAAAGTTACGGAATTAGTACCGCTTGGGCTGCTAGTCGCTATTGGCTCGTAAGTTGCTCCTGCTGGCATTATGCTTCCTTAATTCCGTATAGGGCAAAGGTGGTTGTAGTTGTAAGATTATTACTATCTACAATGGATAAACTGGTAACCGCAGATGTATTTATCCATAAACCAGAACTTACGCCAATAAAACCACTTCCGTTATCGTCATACCCATTAAAAACACGGATTGTTTTATTTTTTGTAGTGGAGGCGTAATCTAAAATATCTATAATAATCCCGCTTAGAACGGCATTAGTATTACCGCTTCTCGCTATTTCCGCTATGTATGCTTGCGTGCTGGCCGCGCCGCTGGCCGTTACTGTGCTGCCATTTCCGTAAAGCAAATGGTAAGCGTAATTATTGGCCGAATCGCCATTTAGTCTTACAATGCTTGAACTAGAACCAGCCGCAGCTGAAGCATTACGGGCGATCCCTCTAATTTGTAAATGCTTAAAAGTGCTCGGAATAGAACTAAAAGTAATGGTTCCACTTGAACCAGTGCCAGTAGCAGTAGCAATAGATTCATAGCTGGATAGGCTTGCCCCACCTGATCCAGTGATTCCCGCTACTAGTGCACCAATCATTAGGCTACTGAACCTACGACCGTCCACGCATTGGTAGCAGTTTTAATGGCTACGGCTGCTTTGTATTGTGCAACGGTAGGAGCTGCGCTAGTAGCACCGGCGCTCGTTACCGTAGTCGTACCCGAGGTGACGGCGTTAATGGTTAAGAGTCCGGCTCCGGTGTTAAGGATCGTAATAGCTGTGCCATTAGGGAAGGCGTAGGTAGCGTCGGTAGGGATAGATACCGTTTTAGTGGAAGCGTTAGTAGTAATTACTAATACCTGGTACTGATCGGTGGAGGCTAGGGTATAAGTTGCCCCGCTCTGAGAGTTGAGGGTGTAAGAGACTAAGCCATTAAACATAGCGGCGGTCATTACGTCGCCGGTTGAGGCCGGGAACCCTGTTGCCATAGTGCTACCTCTTTCTTAGGTTAATAGGATAGGACATTTTGTCCCAATACTCCGTAATTACTGTTACCAATAATAAAACTTTCTATAATTGGCTCTGCGGTAGTTAGCCGCGTAAACCAGCTCGAGTTACCAAAGTTAATCGAGTGAGCAACCCCAAATACTTGGAGAGTCTTGGTAATGCTCGAGCTGCCCGGCTGGGTCTGCGTTACCGTGATTGGGTCAAAATAGTCAAGGGTCAGAGCTGCCGTAACTCCGGCGGCATAGTCCGGGGTATTGAGGTTGAGGGTAATCGAGTCGCAGCGGATCGTCGTATCTTTACGGCTAGCGACCATAGCCCTAGCCCAATTATCGGCCACCGTAGCGGTCTCCATTAAGAGGTTAGTCGCGTCGTAGGTATGGAGAAAATAGGTATCTACGCTCGTCTGGTCTTTGTAAGTGGCAGTAATAGCCCCGGCGGTTACGTTGGCTTGGTTAAATATCTGGGAGTCGTCGAGCTTAAAATCGGCATTGGAATAGCGAATACCAGCTCCCGAATCTACAAAGGCGGTAGGAGTCCCGGCCACGCTTGTTGAGGTGAGCTGGCGATCCTGAAAGACTACCGCCCCGTCCACGTCTACATAGAAAGCGCCAAACTCGGTGAGAGCTACTTGAGAGAGGGCAGCGGTAGCGGTGCGGGCAGTAGTGGGGTTGGCTTGGACGGTGGTTAGCCCCGTGTCCACGTCTCTAAGGCTCGTAGGCCAGCCTATCTGGTCAAGGATACGCCCAAACCTTACCCCGGTAGTCTCGCCCGCTACGGCGCCGGTAACGGTGCTTACGGTGGCAAGGGTGAGAAGTTGGGTAGCGTCTAAGGCGGTGAGGGTAGTCGTCGAGACCTCTCCGACAAATTGGCTCTGACGGTAATTGTACGCGGTGATATAGCCGCTAAATAGGTTAGTTTGGATATTGGTCGTAGGATCGGTGGCGGCTATTTGTATTTTACGGAGGGGTAATAAAAGACCATAGTAAGGGGAGCTGGCGTTTTGCGGGTTGAAATCTCCTAGCTCGTCGGCCAGCGTAACGGTGGCGCTACCCGTCTGAAATTGCTCGGTGAGAAGGTTACGGCCACGTACTGTGCTTAGGTTTTGCACTTGACTAGAGACGTCCACGATAACCGCCGCAGCGTCAGCTAGTACGTCTTGGCCAAATATGCCGGTACCAATAATGAAAGCATTAGCAAAACCGGCGCCGGAACTAAAGTTAATAGTAACTTCCACTTGAGGTAATGGCATTAGATGAACCCAGCGGGAGCGGTAACGCCTCCGAAGCGCACGTATTTGACTATTTGGTCGGCAATTATGTAGGTGAGTTTATTCTCGTCGGCTATGGTGCCAGCATTGACGTTTACCGTAACGTTGGGAGTCGTTCCCATTATGGCATTTCGCTCGGCCATTGACGGGATAGCATTGGGAGCGGCGTTAGTGATTGGCGCGCTTGGCGTAGCGTTGGTTCCCGGTATCCCGAAGCCGCCCGGCGTAGTTATGGCCGTGCCGTTTACTACGGCGGTGGTATAAACGGTCATAGGGTTAGATTTGAGCCATTCCTGCAACGCTTGGCGCTCTTGCTTTTCTCGGGTTATGGCAGCCGAGCGCGCTTCGGCTTGGGCTTTAATCCGTTCTAGCTCCTGGTCTGCGGCTAACTTTTGAGCTGCGTTAAGTTTTACTAAAGCGTCCTCGTCGTCTTTTAAGGTTTCGCTTTTAAGAGCCTTGAGCGCTAATAAACGAGCGCGATCCTCGTCGCTAAGTTTTGTTTTTAGTGCGGCCTCTATTGCTATATTGTCCTGGTCAAACTTTGCCGCTAGTTTTTTATTGGCCGATAGTTGCCGTTGAGTTAATAGCTCTTTTGCTTTTGCCTTAGCCGCCTCTTGATTGGTTTTTGCTAATTGTTTTCCTAGCTCTATCGCTTTTCGCTGCTCACCTAACTCACTGGGCTTGGCAGCGCTGCCGGAGTTGCTCAAAGCATTTACACGCGCTCCAATATCGGCAATCCCGCCTAATCCTGGTTTTCCTAAATTAGTTACGCCCAGCGGCTCAAACATATTAAAAGCCGCTATTTTTTGTAGAGTACCGCCTAGCGTTGCTATTTGTTTTAATCCGTTCAGTAAATAACCAAAACCCGTAATAGTATTAGCGGTATTAGTGGCCAATCTGTCCATATCGTCGGCTAGACCGCTAACGCCTTCGTTACCCGCTAAATCGTCAATAGCGTTAATAAGCGCGACGCCTATCTTTTCTTTTGCTTCGTCCGCAGCTACTCCCAAAATCGCAAGCTGACCGCCAAAGGTTTTAGCAGCTTCTGCCGCTTGTCCTCTGAAAGTTGTTGCCAATCTTCCGGTAACTTGCTCAAAACTCATAGCTTTTAATTGCGCTTTAGTAAGGTTAATACCTAGACGACCGAGCGCCGTGTTATTGCCGTTATATGCTCGGGCTAGAGCTGTAACGACTTGATCTAAACTCTTACCCGTACCAGCCGATACGTCGAGAGCCGTGTTGAGTAAGTTTTGGCTTAGTGCAACTTGGCCGGTAACGGTTACGAGCTTTTGAAAAGCTGGTCGTAGTTGATCCTCAGCAATTCCCGTAGCAAATTGCAATTTGCCAATAAACTCTCCTATACGTTTATCGGAAGCGGCAAGACCCAAATTTTTCAAAGTAACGCTAAGGCTTCGTACCGCTTTTTCCTCAGCTATGGCGGCTGCGGTAGATTGACGAGCAAAGCGGGTAACGGCAATACCGGCTCCGGCAAGTGAAAGTTTTGAAGCTAAACCTAATTTCTTAAAGGCTCCGGCTAGCCCTCCTACTTGCTTTTGCGCTTGCTTGATACCGGAATTATTAAAGGTAGAGATTATGGGTATGCGTAGTGCCATTATTTAGCCGCCTCTATTGAATATCTCCGCATATATTTAAGGATTATCTGTAATGTCGCGTCAGTAATTTTACGGCGGTTATCCTGGACAACCGGCCAGAGAATACGAGTCTGACGACCGATTACCACCGTCTCGCTACGGTTCTCGATATTGGCAATAAATTGGCGACCCTGGGGGCTACTGCCTCGAGTTTTACGCCCAGCTCTCTCATAAACCACGCCCGCTGGGTTACGTTGAGCTAGGAATATTGTGCGCTCTTTGACGTTATTTCCGCGTTGTCGCACGGTGCCTATTTTGGTACCTATGCCCATTTTGATAGCGGTAGGACTAAAACCTAAACGTTCGCCCCACTCTCCAATTCCCGTATCGTCCCAGCCGCTCATAGGGCTAGTCGTAGGTGATAAAGAGCGAGCTTGTCCTACTAGAGGTTTTACCTCCTGATAAATTTCCTGGTTTACCGCTTTTAAGGTTTCACGATCAAAACGTCGGAGCAGAGCCACCGTATCATTGACGCCCTCGACGGTTGCCTCGACTCGCATTCCGTACCGCCTCCGTCCGTCTATTCAGTACCTTGATAATCGCGGCGTACATTTCGGGGCTGCACTCCGCTAACTCTCTTGGGCTAATTCCTGTCTCTACTGCTACTGCCGCTATTTGGTAGGTGAGCGTCCGCTCGTCGCTCACCCACCTAAAGGGTCGCTGTCGAGTATCTCCACTTTTTTAAGAGTCTTAAGAAAGTCCTCTCCGAATAGTGGAACCGTCTGCCCTGAGCGTTTGATAGCCTCCCAGCATAGGTAATATACGTCTGTCTGCTTTTGATGTTCTCCCAGAGCTTTGTATATCCCTTGCTTAGCGTATGCCTCAAACGCTACTTCGATAGCCGGGGTTATCTCGTATTCCTCGACGACCCCGGTATCGCGCGTTATTTTTAGTTTTGCCATTGTCTAGCCCCTTGTCTAGTCCTACGCCGTCGTAATGGTTACGTCGGTCGTACAATCGAAAGTAAAGTCGAGCGTTGCTACGTCGCCCTGAGCGCCGTTTACTGGCGTGTAGGCATTGACAAAGCAAGACCCGGAATACTTTGGGTTAGTGCTGGAAGCTGTGCTGCCATTAGGAGCAATCTCAAACGCGGCAGCGGTTCCCTTGAGAGAATCAAGTACGGCGCGGGTTGATCCTGCGGCTATCGCAGCTTGGTCAAGAAATAGTGTCCCGCTAATTTGATGAGCTGCTAGACCTTTAAGGTACTTACGGGAAGCGTCGCCGGAAGCGGTTACGTCGAGTTGCTCGTAGTTAATGTTTAAGCTAATGGATTGTACGACGCTAGACATATCATACGTCCCGAGCTTAAAGTAGCTATTTTGTGCGAAATAAATTGCCACTTATTCCTTCTCTTTCTTTGTGCTAGGGGCAGCCGAGCTAATTTCCTCGATTATGCCGGTTTTGATTAGGTGCGGGACGTCCCACCCCTCTAGCTGTGCGTCGGATACGGTTCCACCCTGACCAACGCCAGCAAGCTCATTTTCGCTGATTACTTTATAGGTTGCCATATTTTTTCTCCCTTACGACCAGCTCGAGATAATCTCGATAGGTAGCTCTATTTGCAAAAGGTTCCCCGACGGCGGCTCGATAATGCCGGGAGCTGAAAAGTTACCGATATGGATAGTTTTAGTTGAAGCGTTGAGTTTGGTCATAAGTTGCACCATAAAAGTTTCAATCGAGTTAAGGTTGCCTTGATTATCAAGTAGGGGCACTAATAGCAGTAACTTAAAACGTGCCGTAGGTTGGATAGCAACCTTTTGATTACTATTTACATAAACGTAAGGATCGTCGGGCATAATAACTACCGAATTAGCGATAGGCGCTTGAGGTGGGAAGCTAAAGACCGACCAGACCGCAGCATTAGCAAGATCAGCGGCTAGGCTACCGCGTAGCGTAGTTATAGGGGCGTCGGGCATTAGCCGGCCATTCCTGCGGGCGCCAGATACGGCGCGAGTATGCCGCGCACCTTAGCGAGCAAGGTATTACCGAGCTGGAAGGGACTAGCGATAAAACCGTCTACCGTAGCGACGGAGTTACCTGGCGCCTGACGCGCTTGCCATAAGGTAACGGCTACGGTAGCGGAGGCCTCGCGTACGGCTGGCACGGTTGCATAGTCGTCAGCGTGAAAAGGCCCTTGTATTTTTCCATAAGGTCTCACTACGTGAAAATCCTCGACGGGTTGATTATTCACGGCGTACTCAAGCGTATAAGTAGTAACCCGAGTAATGGTTTTGTTGCCGTTATAGTGAGCAGCGCAGCCCGAGACGGTAATGGTCTGGCCGACGTTAAACTCGTGTGGGATAGGCGTGGTTAGCGTTGCCACGTTCGCTACTTTTACCTCGTGGCCAGATACCGGGCAATTATTAAACCAAAGAAAAGACTTTATATAGTCCTCGGTCGCTTGGCAGACTTCCTCGACCACCGCGTCGGTGTAAAGGGTGCCTATCCCCAGCAGAGTACGTAGCTCTGCTTTAGTGATATACGTAGCTGCCATTAGGCACCCCTTACGTTACTTGGGCCTAACCCCGCTAGGACTAGGTAGCGGGGCTAGGGGCTTGGTTTGTTATTAGGTGAGGTTGAAGCGACGGAGACCGCCGGAGACTAGCGTTTTGGTAGCTAGGTAACCGTAGATCATTGTCTCAATCTCGCCGGAGGTTACGACGTTAGTTGAGAGTCGGAGGATTGGACTCTCTGCAATATAAATAGCGCTAGGTACGCAAATAAAAGCCGACTCGTCAATAGTCGTAGCCACCATATTAGGATCTACGTAAAGATCGAGACCGAGCACGTTACCGCGCAAGCTCTGAGGGTTCGCATTTCCTCCGCTGTTGTATGGAGATCCTGCGTTATAGATTGGGCGGCCAGTTGTATCGGTTGCACCCATTAGGAGCGACCATTGAGACGTACCTGCGATATAAACGGTAGGTAGCTCTCCGGTTGCTAGGTAAGCCGCTGGGGTCTCGGTTGAGACGTAGCTGATGATACCTGCGCTGCTTGCCGCGACCGCCGTACCTTGAGTACCACCGGAAGTAATCTCAGCGATTACCGCTGCGTCGGTAGCTTTGTTATAGGCGCGGGTCATATTCTCCAACATAGCTTGAAAGAATGAAGGATCCGAGCGCTCTAGGAGTTCTACCGAGTAACGCTGCATACCGGCATACTTTTTAACGGTTGCCTCAACGTATGAGCTGACAATTCCGGTCTCGGAAGGTGCTGCTCCTTCGTTTGTTTCTGCAACGGTTCCATTAGTCGTAATCTTTGGAATTGCGACGGTCATACCGGCGGCAGCTAGTGGACGTGAACCGCCTAGCGCGTCAATCGCTGGACGTGATCCGATTGAGGTATCTACGACCGTCGAGACGTACTGGATAGGCTTAAAAGCTGGGTTAGTGGTAAAGCTATCGTCTGCCGCTGTAAGAGCGCGAGCCGCCTGAGCGTCTGCTGCCTTTACATAGTCGCGGCTCTCGTCATTACCCATAGCTGCTTTAATGGTGTGCTCTAGGTATTGCGCTTTGGTGCGGATTGGGTGGCGTACTTCCATAGTTGTTACGGAGACGCGGGGACGTGAGGCTTCGACCTTTTCGGCTTCGACCTCGACGGCTGGAGTGTCGGGGTTTTCCACGACGGCCTCACTTTCGGTTGGTTGGGTTGGGTTGTCTTGAGTTTCCGGTTCGCTTTCGCTAGCGGCAACGGTAGTTACTTCGGCGCTCTTAAAGGCCGGGGTATGGACAAGGCTGACTTCCTGAAGCTCTGCGCTTTGGACAAAAAGAATATCTCCACGATCTACGGACTTATGGACAAGTACGCCTACGCTCAAGCCGTCGCGTAACGACTCGGAGGCTTCGATAAGTGCGTCATTACCGCGAGAGGTTTCGCTTACCTTAAATTGCGCGTAAATACCGCTCTCGGTTTCCTGCACGTTAATAGCGCGACCTAGTGGCGTTTTTGGATCGTGCTCGAGTAATAACTTAAAGCGCTCATTGGGAATAGCAATAGAACCACGCTCAAAAACGACTTTACCTACGGAGGTAAAACCCGGTTCATTAAACGGGACTATTTTACCGGCAATCACTCGCCGGGTGGAATCTGAAGCCTCGATAGTTCCGCTAAAGGTCAATAATCTCTGCTGTTCCATTAGGGCTTAGGTCCTCCATTTCTCTCGCTTGCTCGATTGTAATAAGTCCTAAGCTCAGCAGCTTCTCGGTTACTTGGAGTCGCGTTAGAGCGTCTGAGCGTAGGAACCCGTCATCTAGTCCAGCGCGTACATAATTTTGATTACTGGTTATATCGTTCATTGAGAGACGGCCCTCGATAGCTTCGATATAAGGCCGGAGAGACATATCTACAAATTGTCGGCGCTCGTCAATAACGTTGGCATACGTTAAAGAGTTATTCATATCAGCGCTTAACATATACGCCGGGATATTGCACATTCGCGCAATCTCTGTTGCTAAGAATTGTAAAAACTCGTTATAGCCCATTTCTTTTGGACTAAAGCTCGTGGTCTTAAAATCTAAAGCTGCGTTTAAGTACCCTACGTTATTTTGTAAACGTGATTGCTTCCACTTTGCCAAAAGACCCACTATTTGATCCTCGGGCAGATCCGCGCCGGTATTTTTAATGTAACCGCTTTGGATAGGTGTACGCGCATTTACACTCGCTGCGTATTGTGCGTCAAGTGCTGCGCGAATAGTTTGACCGCCAACGTTAAGTATGCCGTCGTTTAACGATTGAAAAGTAATAAGGCTACCTAGCCCGTCCATTGGACGCACTCGACCGTCTACGGAGTAACCGATAACCAAAGTAGAGTTCTCGTTATAGCGCGGTGTAACGCGCTCATTAGCAACCCACGCAAAACGCGAAGGCCGGCCCGTGCCGTCTGCGTATTGCTCTAATACTTCCCAATAAGCGACGCCGTAAAAAAATAAACTATCCGCTGTGTAACTCATAGTTACTTGACGTGGTTGGTTGCGGTCGGGTTGCTCTAACCAAAGAGGTGAACCTAATTCCTGGCCGGTGTTTTTACGGTATAAGTGAAAAGGTGTAGTACCAATAATTCCGCATATAAGATCGCGGGCTTTTTTAATACTGGGTACGCCTAGCGCTTCCTGACGTGTAACAAACTTACCCGCAGTAGCAAAATAGTTATAGTTTGTATATTCCGGTAGGGTCATTACCGGCGGTGCATATTGCGCCTCTATTTTGGGTTGCGGGAATAACGCCTCGGCTACCGTGTTGAGTATTCCCACGCGGGGTAGTTTATGGTATAACGCGCCCTTTTGTCCGAATTGCCCCAGCGTGTCTAGGCTACGTAGATAATCGGTTTGCTCTGTGGCGCGGAGGCTTGCCAGCTCACCATAGCCGCACATATTGCCGCGCATATTTCGCCGGAGGATCTACGGCGCACTAACCGCCACCCATTTTCGCTAATTTTGCTTGAGCAGTTATTGACCGCTTCGACCAGGGTGCTCTCGTTTTTATGCCGTAAGACCCGGGCGCTCATCATCTGCGCGAATCGGTGCGCGGCCTCGACTTGGCTCTTACCGGAGCAATCGGCCATAGCCACGCCGGAAGCTGCTAAGTAAGTCGCGGTATTTTGCGCCATATAGCGATCGTAAAGGACTACCCTCGGCCGCCAGCGCTGGACGTGCACGTTAATATCACTAGCAAGCCTTACCTCGTCAAGCGCGTTATTGGAGTTCCACTCTTGCAGTACAAAAAGTTGTGTAAAGTCCCCGACCTTTTGGCCGGCCACGAGTACCGCGTGGCGCTGAGTATGCGATTTATCAAAAGCGAAAAATAGCTCTCCACCTTCAACCAGGGTAATACTCTCGTCGGCGCACTCGTCAAAGGCCCCGGCCTCAAATGGGCTAGCCGTATTGTCGAGCCATTGGCATAAAACCTCGCACCTAAAAGCCATAGGATCATTAGTAGTCGCTAAGTGCTTAAGGGTGTCGAGTTCTAAGTAATGCCCAAGCGCCGGGCAGCTTTCCACCCAGCCTTCCACGTCCATAATCTCCCGGCTGGGGTGGGCGCTCCATTCCAACCAGGCCAAACTCGGCGACGCATTAGAAAGCGCCCTCTCGCGTAAAGAGTTAAGCACCGTTGAGCTTTTGTCTCCGGCATTACTTACGGTAAGTATCTGAGCGTTTTTTCGAGCATTGGTCGTATAGACCGCCGCGTCCCAGGTATCCTGGTCAATAGCGCGTAGCTCGTCTACAAATAGAAGATCCGCGCTCATACCTCGAGCACCGTTAGCGGTCGCAGCTACCACCATAATCTGCGCTCCATTACGGAACATAATCCGCTCGGCCCCGTTGGTCGTATAGGTCGCTAGGTGCTCGGTTTTTAGCTGTGGGGTATTGCGGACTAACCAATCTATCTGGCGCCAGGTAATCAAAGAGAGCTTTCGATTAACGGCCATTAGGATTATGTCCTTTTCGCCAAAAAGGTATATACCGGCCAAAATACGCAAAGCGGCCAAAAAGGTCTTACCCTGTTGGCGACCGCAGATCAAACCCAGTTGCCGGTATTGCCAACGTTCCCCGTTTGTTTTGAGAATCTCGCCGAGTGCATTTTTTTGCCAGGGCATTAACGTAATCCCAATATCCTCCGCAAATTGCAGCGCCTCGGCTACGCGGCTTTGATCGCCTTCTCTTATGAGGCTGTGGATACGTGGCACCGGGCTACCAACTACCGCCCCCACCGGAGCTGAAACATTTTGCACCGGATTTTTGACGATTTCCGATATGTCCGGTTTATTATCATTTGAAATCGGGTCAAATACGGACAACTCGGATAAATCAGAGTTTACAAAAGATTGGGGGGGTGCTTTCTGCGTCAAAAAAAGACCATTTTGACTAACCTTATTTGACTTAGCAAGATTGCACCGACGGCAGATAGCTGCCAAATTCTCGTAGC